GGGGCATCAATAATTAAATCGTATGCTGCATATGAAGGATCGGTAAAATAACAGTATGTTGATTTGCTTTTGTGTATTTCTTTAAGAATGTCACGATTATTTAAATAGTTTACTCTTTTGGTTGGTTTTGATGTTGATGTTGTTGCCACGTTTGTTCCTTTACGTTAACAATTATTATATCACTAAGTGTTGTAATAAAGCAACACTTAATTGAAAAGCTGCACTTTTTTATGCGATAAATATACTTAGGAAAGTTATTTATTAGAGGAACATTATGGCTACAGATATTGCCAACACACAAAGTAATTTACAATCAACAAGTAGCCCTTCCCCGGTATTTGATCCTAATACTCTGAGTATTATTAATACTCCAGAATCATTGCCAATATCTAAACCACCAACAATTCCGCTTCCGTTGGGAAATGACATTCTTGATATTTATGATCCAAACCTAACATTAGAGCAAATTGCATCATTAAGTCCCGGAGACATTAATGCTAGAAATGCAGCACTTGGTACTGGCCCATACAAAACATCACCAACAGATGAGCAAGGTAACATTGTAGTAAAAGGTATCACTGGTGCAGTCACTGCAACACAAGCGTCTGCAACTGCGCAAGACCAAGCTAATTTTTCTTCACAATCCGATTGGAGAGTGCGACTATCTCTTGCTCCGGGATCAACATATCTGTATAACGATACTACTAGTAACCCAAATATATTATCACCGCTCAAAAAAACAAATGGTGTAATATTCCCATATACGCCACAGATTCAAGTTACGTATGCTGCAACTTATCAATCAGATCAATTGACACACAGTAATTATAAAATTAATCAATATACATCAAGTTCAGTAGATAACGTTACTATTTCATGTGATTTCACTGCACAAGACATTGCAGAGGCAAACTATCTTTTAGCAGTGATTCATTTTTTCAGAACAGCGACTAAAATGTTCTATGGACAAGATCAAAATCCAAAACCCGGTACTCCGCCACCATTATGTTATCTATATGGCATGGGGGATTATCAATTTTCGGCACATCCGTTAGTGATAACAGGATTCACTTATAGTTTACCAAATGATGTTGATTATATCAGAACACAAGGCATATCACCAGCCGGTAGCCTTCAAAATTCTATACAGTCATTGAATGGCGCAATAAAACGTCTTGGTGACACAATATTGCCCGGTGGTTTAAAACCAGCACCAAACTATGGTTCATCACAACAGAGTGCGAGTATACCGGTGACTTGGGTCCCAACTAAAATTCAATTATCTATTAACTGTTTACCAATCATAAGTAGAAATCAAATTTCAAATCAATTCAGTCTTAAAGATTATGCATCCGGTAAATTATTAAATGGAACAAGAAGACCCGGTGGAGGAATATGGTAATGTCATCAAATCAAAATTTATATCCCAAAACAAGCCCGTATACTAACACAAGCATTGTTGATAATAAATATCTAGATGTAATGCAGTATCCGGCCATTGGCAGGAGTTCTAGTGATCTTTATTATGTAATTCCTGCCGCATACCAATACAGACCAGATATGCTAGCTTACGATTTATACAACGATCAAAGACTTTGGTGGGTATTTGCCGCAAGAAATCCTAATACTTTGGGACCTGATCCATATTTTAATTTTATAGCAGGAATAGGAATATACGTCCCAACACTTTCTACATTACGGACGGCACTGGGAATTTAAAACAACATGTCAAACGATAGTCAATTAAACAATACTCCAGCAAATGATGATAGTGGTAATATTACCACTAACCCAAAAGGAGCGCCAGTAAATAATACAACAAGTGCAACATCAAGACCAGCATCAGCCGGAAATACCGCGCCACCTGATACAAACGCAAAAACTTCACCAACACCCAACTACGACTCCAGTGCAAAAACTACACCATCTACACCTGGGAGAAGATTAAAAAATCCGTTAGGATATCTTGCCAACTATACGTACCAGATAACATTATACATGTTAACTCCCGATGCATATGACGCTTTTATTGCTTCGGGTAGACAGTCACTTAATATTATCAATGAGGCTGTAGCCGCAGGCTCTGGACCACCGGGTGGTGGAGCATGGATAGTCGCACAAAGCGGGGGAATAAATAACTCTCCACCTGGTCCCGGAAGAGCACAGGGATTCGAATATGATTATTATCTTGATAATCTAGTAATGAAACAGACAACCGGCGCACATGAAAATGGAACCGCGACAAATACAACAAAAATAACATTTACTGTTACTGAACCATATGGATTTTCATTCATTACAAATTTGAGAAGAGCTTCTGATGCTATTAGTGCTTATACTAAAACGCTCGGAAAAAACTCACCATATGATCCATCTAAGCAAATATTTGTTCTTGGTGTCAGATTTATTGGATGGAATGCTGATGGTTCCTTAGCAAAATCAACAGACATATATGATGGACAGCCACTAGACCCAAATTCAACGGACGGTACATTGTTCCAACATTACCATGATATTCAAATTACCGGAGTAAAAACCAGAATAGATGGAAAAACGGTAATATACAATGTTGAAGCAAATGCAATGCCACCGGGAAGTGCGTTCTCCAAGAAAAGGGGTGTGTGTGCCAACCCAATCAAAATAACAGGACCAACTGTTCAGGAAGCATTTAATCAACTTGCTGAACAGTTGAATAAAATAGAAACAGACAAAACAAAATCAAATCCGCCGGTTCAAAAAAACCCAACAACATATTCCATTGTATTCACTCCGGATGCTCAAAAATTAATAGCAACAGCATCAATTGTTACGCCCGCAAATACAGATAAATCCCAGCAACCAACTACCAACTCACCATCAACCACTAAAGATTCAAATCCTGCAACTGAGCTTAAAGCAAAGCCTGACCCAAACGCAAGAGAAATTAACTTTTCTGCAGGTACAGTAATACTTGAGGCAATAAACACAATCATTGCACAGAGTACATACCTTACTGATGCATTAAAATCATTTAACACGAATGACATACAGGCAGACCCTAAAAAACAAGGATTTTCTCAAATAAATAATCCAAATAAAGATACTATAAGTTGGTATAATTGCGGAACAACACTGTCCAAGCCTATTTGGGACACTAGTATTAATGATTGGGTTTATAATATAACTTATGTTATTGATACGTACTTAACACCAGCCATAACGTCACCATATGCAAAACAGGCACCAAAATATTACGGACCACATAAACATTATGATTATTGGTATACTGGAAAGAACACAGAAATCATATCATATGAACAAACATTGAATAATCTTTATTACACAGTGGCACTTCAAGGGGGTGCAGAAACAGATGATGCTGGAAATGGCGGAGATAATAGCTCAAACACTCAGACAAATAATAATAGCACAGGATCATCCACAACCACTGTTGGCACACCACCAAACAGTGCTGCACCGAATTCAAACACTGCGCCCATTGTCCCGAACCAAACAACGAATCAGCCAACTAATGGTAGTACCGGATATGGTATGGAAGCACAAAATTCGTATATAACCAGCTTATATGATCCAACTGCACAAGTTACGTTTAATGCAACCATTTTTGGTGACCCGGATTACTTAATGCAAGAATCACCATCAACTATAAATCAGGTATATAATAAATTTTATGGAACTGACGGTTTTACTATTAATCCAAATGGTGGACAAGTTTTTATTGAAATAGATTTTAAAGAAGCAGTGGATTATACTAGTGGTGGAGGATCATCAACTGCCGCGAGTAATCCATCAACAGGTGGAATATCAACCAATCCCGGCACAATGGCAATAAACAGCAGTATTGCCTTTTTCAAGTTAGCAGATACAATATCAACCAATGGTATACCATACCAATTAGTTTCAGTAGAAAATACATTTTCACAAGGAACATTTAAACAAAAACTTAATGGATTTCTTGCTAATTTGCCGGGACCTCAACCAGATACTAGCGGAAATGCTAGACCAGCAGGCACGGCTACTGGAGTAGTATCCGGACCTAGTACTCCTATAACAAAATCTAGTTCAAATTCTGGCACTAAAACTGATCAAAAAATTAACACAGCATCACCACAACAAGTAGCTGTTAATTCATCAAGTAATACACCAATACAATCAACAACAGCAGCGGGTGTTGCAGATGATGATGGTCCAGTTAAAGGAAGTAGTACCCCAGTTGGTCCTTCTCCCGGCCCAAATTATGTATGGAATTCAACCATGGGAACTTGGGTTTCGATTTCCGATAGTTCAAAACGTAGTTAATAAAAGAGAACATATATGGCAGAAGATAATATTCAATTAAGAGGTGCGCTTAAAACAAATGATCCAGCCAAAACAAGCGGTGGCACCACTAAAAATTTACCTGTCTTTGGTATTGTTAAAGATAATATTGATCCTACTTGTTCTGGGCGCATTAGAGTATTGATTGGTGATAAAAGCCCACGTGACCCAGACAACCAAGGAAACTGGGTTACTGTCCAGTATCTAAGTAACTTTTTTGGTAAAGTGGGTGGTACTGCTGGGAGTGGAAGCAATGATAATGGTACATACAAAACCAACCCAAGCTCGTATGGTGAATGGCATGCACCACCTGATATCGGAACTAAAGTAATATGTATTTTCGTCAACGGTGATCCAAACTATGGATTTTACATTGGTTGTGTGCCAGAGCCAGAATCACTACATATGGTTCCTGCCATTGGCTCATCTGACAACATTGTTGCCAACGAAGGAGAAGCGCAAGGATATGGCGGAGCAGTTCGTTTACCGGTAACCAATTTTAACACAAACAACACAAAACAAGCAAATAGTCCAGAATTCAACCAGTCTCCTAGACCAGTTCATAGCTATACGGCTGCAATCATGAACCAACAAGGTATTATTCGTGATCCGATTCGTGGTCCAATTTCTTCAAGCGCATCACGCGAATCCGTAAGTCGTGTTGGATGGGGAGTTTCAACACCCGGAAGACCTATATACACTGGGGGGTACGACGATTCTACTTTACCCGATAATCTAGACCCGACCAAATCTGCACAATTACAAGTCATAGCAAGACGAGGTGGTCACTCTATTGTTATGGATGATGGCGATATTATTGGTCGTGATCAACTTATTAGAATCAGAACAGCGTTGGGACATCAGATTCTCATGAGTGATGACGGTCAGACATTAATGATACTTCACTCAAATGGGCAATCATATATTGAGTTGGGTAAAGAAGGTACAATTGATATGTACTCAACTAACTCTGTTAACATAAGAACACAAGGTGATCTTAATTTACATGCCGACCAAAATATAAATGTACATGCTATGGAAGACTTAAACTTCCAAGGAAAAAACATTAAATTTAATTCTGAACAAAATTTTCAAGCTCGTGCAACACAAGACATGAATTTTAGCGCATTGGGCAAGCTTACTGGACTGTCTGGCGGTGCCATGGCATTTGGTGCAGGAGGAGACGCCTCACTTGTTGGTGGCGGACAAACATATATTAATGGTTCAAAAGTAAATCTTAACAGTGGTTCACCTTCAACGTCTCCAACTGCGGTTTCACCGATTCCTTTGGTTGCGCAAACTGACACACTATATGATAGTCAGAAAGGCTTTATGGCCGCCCCAGGAAAACTTCTTTCTATCACATCTAGAGCACCAGCACATGCTCCATGGGCGAATGCAGGACAAGGAGTGGACGTTAAGACAAACTTAGACGCATCCGCGAATTTACCAGCAGCGCCAACATCAGCCGTACAACAGACAACTATGGCAGCAGTAGCAAAACCATCAGCAACACCGCCTGCTATAGCCACAGTTGCTTCTGCGCCACCAACCAATGCTATATCTACCGCACTAGACAAAAACACAACATCATCAATGATAGCCAGTGTTGCTAGCCAAGTATCAAAAGGTCCATTAGCAGCAGCTATTCAACAAGGTGCTGCAATAGTATCAACTGCATCAGGTGCCGTTTGTGCGGTTGGTTCGCTTGGGTTAACTCCAACCCAGCTAGCAGCCGGTGGAATTTTAAAACCAGGAGCTTCAACTCTAGTTAATGGGTTAATTTCAGGTGGAGCTAATGCTACTTCTGCATTAACAAACAACTTGTTTACCGGCGCTTCTGGTGCACAAAATTTAACAACCTTAGTACAAAACCCGGCTGCACAGACAAAAGCCTTGGTTAACATTATGCAGCAAGCACAAACTACATTAGGTGCGGTTGGTGCAATTACAGGAGCAGAGTCCCCGACACAAGTAGCAGGATTGGTAACTGCAGCAGCAACATGTGGTATAACTGCAACACTTTCGGCAGTTCAATCAGTGACTGGAACGGTTAATACATTAGCTTCAGCTACCGGTATAGGTGCAGCAAACACTATCTCCAATACAGTAGGTGGTGCCGTAGGTGGAGCAGCCGGTTCATTAGCTGGCGCAGCCAGTGGTATAGTTAACAGTCAGGTTGGTGCTGCGTTGAATCAAGCAACAGGCGCATTAAACACAGCAGAATCAGCACTAAATGCTATTGGTGCAGGATCAGCAGCAGCAACCCTTGCATCATCTATCGGAGGTTTGGGTGGGATTTCAAATGCATTAACTGCCCTTGGCAGCGTACCTAGTTTATCAAACTTGGTCAACCAAACAGAAGGTGTTGCAGCAAGTGCATTTAATGCAATTAAAAATTCATTTAAGTCACTTAAGGCAAACGTTCCACAAAATCTTACGGCCATTGCCAAAACCAATGCCGCAAGTGCAGCAACTGTTGCCAGTCAGTCAACACAGTTAGGAAGTTCACTGATTGGACAGGTATCTTCGTTAGCATCTGCTGCTACTGGAGCAGTAAGTGATGTTACATCAGGACTGTCTTCTATTGCAGGAGCAGCAGGAAGCATCACAAATACACTAAATGCTGCCACCAGTATAGTTGGATCAGTAAGCACAGCAACAGGACTATTAAATAATAGCATATCTGGTATAACAGGTTCAATAAGTCAAGCAGCTTCAACATTATCAACTATTGCATCTAAAGGACCTACACCAAATACTATAACCACAACGATTGGTGGAATTACAGGTATAGCAAGTTCGGTTGGTGGGCAAGTAGCGGGTATTACTTCTGTATTGACTTCAATTAATCACACGGTTGGAGGAATTCAAAATGCAGTCAATACGGTAAATGCAATTGCTGGTGCAGGACCAACCATAACTGCCGGGGGCTTGTCATCATTAGCTGCATCAGCCGCTTCTATACAATCAGGAGGGTCATCAGCGGTATCTTCTGCGTTGGCAAGTGGTATGAGCAATTTGCCCGGAGGATTAAGCACCGCAGCCTCAATAATTGATAAATCAGCAGGTGCAGTAAATTCACTTCCGGGTCTTGGACAACTATCAAGTGCAATTAACAATGTTCAAGCCGCCGCAATGACTGGAATTTCCGCAATAAATGGAATATCTAATAGTATAGGATCAATAACAAATAATCTAAATGGACTTAGTTCATTGGCATCTGCTGGGCTTCCAGTGGGAGAAATCGCACAATTACAATCTGCACTGTCTTCATTGTCATCTGGTGGTCCTTCTATTATTAAACTACCAACAGTAGGAGTCAATACAACTGATCGTACTAGTATCACTTCACAGATTATTAATGTATTGGGCGATCTTGGAATTCCAATGCCAAATCTTGTTGGTGGGATATCACAGACAACAATAGACAAAACTGAAGCGTTAATTGAAGATGCTAAAAAGGGATTTAAGGTTCTTGATGAATTAGATAAATGGTATGATAAAATTGATGCTGCTAAAGTTGCATACGAGAAAGCAGTTGCAACATTGCCGTCCGGTGATCTTGGAATCAACCAAGCATATGATGCATATATTTCAATCAATAATGATCCCACCTATGTTTCTTTACGAAAACAGTTAAATGGATTGGTGAATTCTAATACATCTACAATGTCTGGAACAACAACATCAATAACAACAAATTCAGTTACCACATCAGTAAATGAAAATACTAGTATAACTGGTACAAACACCACAACACTATTAAATTCAGTAACAGGATCAGCAGTGGCTAGTAATATCTTACCTGATAATACTAATTTGTCAACAGTATCGTCAACATCATTTAACGCAATAACTGCCGGGGCAGGTTCACTTAGTAGTGATGTTAATTCATTGAATTCAATTGCAAATTCTTTACCAAAAAGTAATATAGCAATTGTTGATCCAGCAATGACTGCTTCTTCTCTACAAGGACTTCAAATCATTGCGGCGGCAAATACACAGGCGATAAATAATTCTATTGCAGGTATAACTGGACCTGCCGGGTTAGGATAATAACATGCCGCAATATATAGGTTTTAGTACATTAAACGCAGGACAAGCAAAAACGACCAATATTATCAATGGTATTGATAATGGCGGAGGAACATTGACTAGACCTATATATTCTGGTAAGAAGTTTACATTGGTTGATGCCCCTTTAGTTATTCAAGACTTTATCAATGCTCTTAACATTCCTCTTGGATCAAAAGTAGGACAGCCGGGATATGGAACCACGTTATGGGATTTTATATTTGAACCTAACACAGGTGATGTGCAAACTGAATTGCAGAATGAGCTTAGAAGGGTTGCAGCACAAGACCCCAGATTGGACATCAATTATCTTAAAGCATATCCACAGGACAATGGCATATTGTTAGAAATGCAATTTTCTGTGGTACCGTTTAATAATCCACAAACATTGAATATCTTTTTTAATCAACTAAGTGGCACCGCAGGGCTAAGCTAATCTAAAAAACTCATTTTTTTGGTATGATAAATACTTCATTACTAAAGAGAGTTAATATGGCAACAAGTTCAAGACAATCATCACTTTTTGGAGTTAATGACTGGAAGACCATCTACCAGACATATCAACAAGCAGACTTTCAAAGTTATGATTACGAAACATTACGTAAAAGTTTTGTAGATTACCTTCGTCTTTATTATCCAGAAACTTTCAATGATTACATTGAATCATCAGAATTTATTGCATTGCTTGATGTTATTGCCTTTATGGGACAAGGTCTAGCATTTCGTGATGATTTAAATGCTCGTGAAAACTTCATGGACACCGCTGAACGTAGAGATTCAGTAATTAAATTAGCCAATTTAGTAGGATATACACCTAAACGCAATCTAGAAGCTGAAGGTTACTTAAAAGTAACTAGCATTTCTACTACACAAAACATCACTGACATCAATGGATTCAATTTAAGTAATGTTCCTGTATTATGGAATGATCCAGCAAATCCAAATTGGTTGGAACAGTTTAATACAATAATCAATGCTGCACTTATTAATACACAAAGAATTGGAAAACCAGGTAATACTAAAGATATTTTAGGTGTTACTACTAGTGAATATGCAATTAAGATTGCACCAAACGCTCTTCCCATAGTCCCATTTAGTACCACCGTTAACAATCAAGCAATCAATTTTGAACTTGTTAGTGTTACCTCGGTGGATAAAGATTATATTTATGAAATTCCACCAGCACCTTCTGGTCAATTTAACATGCTTTATCGCAACGATCAGTTAGGTTTCGGAAGTCCCAATACTGGATTCTTTTTCTATTTTAAACAAGGAACTCTACAAAATTATGATTTTAGCTTGCCACAGCAGATATCAAATCAAATTATTCCAATTGGCACAATTGAAGGAATCAACAACACAGATACATGGCTCTATCAAATAAATTCTGATGGAACAAGAACTCCATGGACGCAAGTTGAAAATATTTATGCTAACGCATACTTACAGAAACCAACATCATTGAATCCATTATTTTCAGTATATTCAGGAGTCAATGACAGTGTGAGTTATGTTTTTGGTGATGGTGTATTTTCTAAGATTCCAGTTGGTAATTTCAGAGCATATGTTCGTTCTGGTAATGCATTGACATATACAATTGATCCTACCGAGATGTCTGGACTGTCAATTTCATTTACGTATATTGATAATACAGGAACTCCACAAACATTAACGATTTCATTGAGCCTGCAGCAGGCTGTATCAAATGCCCAAGCACGTGAATCAATCACTGACATTAAAAAACGCGCACCATTAAGATATTACACACAAAATCGTATGGTAAATGGCGAAGATTATAGCAATTTTCCATATACTCTTTATAGTTCAATTATTAAATCAACTGCAATAAATAGGTCCAGTGTTGGTGTATCAAAGAATCTAGATTTACTTGATCCAACCGGAAAATATTCAAGCACTAATTCATTTGGATCAGATGGTGCATTATATCAGAATGATATGGATGGGACACTCTCTCTGACGGTCAACACCACAAGTGATATCATAACCTTTTTTACAAACAATTTAGCATCAGTATTAAATCTAAATCGTGCACAGCAATATTATATTCAAAACTATACTAGATATCAGGTGAATTCAAGTGTAGGGCCGGGAACAGTATATTGGCAGACAAGTACGGTTGACACCGGTTCTGAATCTGGTTACCTGTATATGTATATACAAAATGCACAAACGCCATTAACAGTTGGCACATATTCAAGTAGTAATCTTCAATATGTCACAAAAGGTGCTATATGTCAGTTCAGTGCACCAAGTGGGTATTACTTTGATTCCAATAACCGATTGGTTGCAGGAATCCCCGGCCCCGGAGATAATACATCGGTATATACTACTGTATTAAATGTTATAGGAGATGGGAACAATAATGGTATAGGAAGCTTTGCGAATGGC